AGGGAGAAAAAGTAGGGTGAAATAGTTTTGCACTTATCGCAGACCTGCTCTGCCTCTCTCTTGTGCCTGCTCATACTGCTCTTTGGCAACAGGCCAGAGTTGGTGTCGGCAGTTGTAGCCTCCACGATAAATAAAGATAGTGCTGCTATTTGTGCCAGCCATGCGTCCCTGCCATCCTTTGAGATTAGCCCAGTTTTGAACTTCCTCTGTTGTGAAATATCTGCCTGCTCTGGCAGTGCAGAATGGTCTTGAATCGGCTATCAAAGTGCCAGCATAGAGATAGTATTCAACTCCTAAATCATCGCTGATTGTCTGGATGTACTCAGCATTGAATGTCATCACAGCATCATTAGTAGTCTGCTTGATATATCTGTTCAGAAACGGTGTTTCTGCCTCTGTGCCTTCAATGAACTTTCTCAGTGTCTTATTAAGCTCCGACCTTGTGCCTATGCCACTGATGTTATCCTTTAGTACCTCCTGAATTGCTGTTCCAAAGTTATTCCTGATTCCTGCTCCTAGGAGAGCCTCCTTAGTTGTGGCGATGTTAGTTTCTAGGATTGCCTTATATAAATCAGTCTTAGGCTTAAAATCATCCAGCACCGTGCTGATATAGTCATTGGATAACTTACTTAGCATCTCAAATCCTGAGATGACCTCCGCAACCTGAGCTTGATAAAGGCTATTATTAACAATAGTGTCAGCAATGTCTTTCTTGAGTTTGATTAGCTCCTTCAATGTCTTGGCTCTGTCTTTGGCATCTAGACTTAAGTTGCCTGCCAAGTCAATGACTTGGTCTGATAGTTTTTTAAATACTTTAGGAAGCGCATCATCCATGCGCTTCTCAATAGCCATCTGAAGCTCCTGAATCTTCTTGATTAGTTCCAGTTGCCTCTCATCCATACTAAACTCCTTCTGGCATTATAGGCACAATTCCTGCCTGAATCTGAGCCATCTTAATACCTGCCAAGGCATAGACATCAGCTCTCTGCTGCTGCACTGGCTTATCATACCAGGAAGCATCTTCATCCACTTTCTGCATCACAAATGCTGCTAGGTTAGCACTTAGGATGTAGTCTAATTGAGTGCATCCATTGGATGAGAGCAACACAGTCTTCTCATCTGTGGTCTTAAATGGAAGTGGATCAAGCTGGCTAAGAATTTTTAGATAAGTCTTTTGTATGCTGTTCTCGCCATATAGCTTCTCAACATAGTCCTGCTCAATGCCTGCGGTTATAAGTGGGTTAAACTTCCCATTCATAGCCTTGGTCAGCTGCTCTGCTACCATGTCGGCAGTTGTTACATCAAAGTCAGTAGGCACAGTAATCTGAGGCAGCGCAGCCATCACTTTATCACTGTCCATCAGAGAGGATGCAAAGAGTGAATTGTAACGCTGATACATGATGTAGTAGCAGACCTTGCGGTAAACCTGAGCCAGATGCACTGTCACAGAGAAGCAGAAGGTATTAAGCTCCTTACGGTCATACTCCTTGGCTATGCCTGACTGAGCAGCAGGAATCTGGCTGAGTAACTCTAGACCTATGGCCTTGAACCCTTGAAACTCCTTTTGCAAGATGTCCTCCTGGAATAGCTTAACGGTCTCAGTTGGCCTCTCAATGTAGCCAGCCGGAGGCACAGGAGGCACAAGCGGTGTTGGATTTACAGCACTAACCCGGTCAATGTTAATTTCCATCAGGCCAAAAGGTGAACTTGATGCCCTTCCTGAGCCTGAGCAGTCATTACAACTTATCTTCTCTTCCTTGCGGTTAGTCCTGATGCCAGTACCATTGCAGGTCTTGCATGGTGACATCTTTAATGCCCACTTCTGGGGCAAGGCATGTGTTGCCCATAGTATATTAAGGTCATCAGTCCTGAATAGCACTTCATTCCATGCCGGAAGGCAAGGAGCAAGCACCGAGTCATAGACTAACTGACCATCTTCTTCTTCGTAAATTATGTTGCCAACCTTGCATGCTGGCAGATAGCTGAACTGGTAAGGCAGAATGAATACCTGGAAAGGCTGGTCATAGGTGTACTGATTGACCTGCCTGAATAGCATCAGGCCTTCGGTGGTGAAGCACAAGAACTGATCCCACTTCTTGCGATTCATGTCCACATAATCCTCAGTCTTAGTGATTACATAGTCCTCGCCCTCCCAAATCAAATCCTCGCTCTCAATAATGTGAGGATATGGCTTAGACCAGTCTAGTGTAGTTGTGCCTGCTGGGTTTTCAATGAAGTCATCATAATTGGGAACAGTTACTACCACAGCATTGGCATCCATTAGATAAGTCTTCAAGAAGACATTAAAAAGCCATGTTTCAAGACTTCCAGTCTTTGGCAGTTCATTCTCCACATAATACTTCAGCGTGTTATCCTGAAGACCTATGCGCTCTGCTATGCCTGTCTTTTTAAAGTCAGACTCAAAGCTGATTTTAAAGTCATCAGCCTGCTGAATCTTTTGCAGGAAGGTGAACACTCTTCCGGTGGCAGTGGTTGTAGGAGCTTGCCATCTGCGTTTTCTATACTCCTTCATCCAAGGCTCTTCGCTAGGATGCTGAGTGTGTAAGAGCTTTTCGGGATACTCGTTCTCAAAGTGATACTCCAATTCCTCAGCTTTTTCACGAGCTTCCTCAATGTAGTCGTGCCTGCCTTCCCGGATTTTCCGGTCAAGCAACTTAGATAGGAGTACCCCGATTAACTCTTCCATAGTTCAATTAGCAAGTAGTGATAGTAAGACTAATTGTAATCTGCCCGAATACACAACCATACTGATTTGTGGCAGTAACAATAAACTCATAGCTTCCTTCTGCACTATTTGTCCATGACAAGATTCCAGAGGAATCAATTGACATTCCAAGGTCGCTGATGTCATCGGAGTCCTGAGTTTGTTCAACTGACCAAACCAGATCAGGTGCGCCTGATATAGCTCCTACATTTAGAACTGCACCGAAGGTAACGCTTTCACTAGCTGCATCAGCACAAGCTGTCCATGAAGTAGCATTACTGATGTCAATTCCTGAGCTAGATGTTGGAGTTACAATGTAATAAAGACCCTCAAGGAAGGTGTCAGTATCAAACTCATAAGGCAGAGGATTAACCTTGCTTACCCAGTTCACGGTCACTTCAGCCATCTGGTAAGTGTTGAGGTCAGCAGTGATAATAGGATCACCGATAACTGTCACATAGTAGCCAGAGGCATCCCAGATGCGATTAGGAGTGAAATAGTAGAAATCAAAGTTCTGGGCTGTTCCAAGAATGTCATTGTAGAACTGGATATTGTTCTGCACAACTTGCATATCCTGATAGGTCAGAGTATGAGTCTTAGCTAAAGCCTTCGTGTTCTGCATACCTCTACCAGCAGTAGTAGCTGTCTCAGGCTTTGGCTTTTCACCTGAAGTATTAAATACCAGGTAAGCCTCGCCACTGAGATAACGGTCATAAAGAGCAGCAATCCAACTGTCAGCAGTGGACTTCTCTTGGGCAGTCAGGGCAGCAGACTTACGAACATAAGCCACCGCCACAATTTTATTCTGGAACTCCGGATCACACAGGAAGTTCTGATAGCACCCTACATCGGGGCATGTTAATGAGAAAATAGACATAGTTAATTAACAAGTTAAGCAACTTGAGTTCCTTGGCTGAAAGCCTTGTTTGAGTGCCTGAAACTTCATTTGTGATAAAGTCTCAAAAGATGATTGTGTTGTGAAATCTTGAATGGTGGCAACTTCAATATCTCCCTTCACAAATATTGACTTCCCTTCCCAGACTAAGTAAGGATGCCGGGTGGCATCGGTCATCGCTAGCTGTGTGTCCAAGTCGAAGAAATCTGTATGCAAATCTAAGGATAAATCCTGCTTGTTCTGAGGCCTGCGATGTACTCCATTGGATTGCCTGTATAAGTTCTCCTCAATGATTGGCTTTTCTCCTCCACCATTAAGTCCAATCCTAATGCGCTGTTTCCAGTTGTCAAAGTACTCAAAGCCTTCGGAAATGGAGCTGGTATCTGCCCAGAACTCTAAGATGGTAGAGAAGCAGTCTGAGGCATCAATGTTAATAATGTTGCTCAGGGAGTATAAGTAATAACTTGTTTCACAATCACAACTTAATGGATCGCTAGACCAGAAATATCCAGAACAACTACCCGCTGCTCCACTTGTACTGCTACAATTACTCATTATATAAGTTTCACCACAATTAAGACCAGTGCGTACCCATGTGAATGTCATGGATGACTCTGTGGTCACAACAGTCATTCCTGGTATATTAGCGTTGCACCATGCAGCAATGCTTTCTGGTGTTTCTGTATTGGTAGGCTGATAAGAGTAGTTATCTGTTGCTAAAATCTGAAACATCAACCAAGGAGCAAGTCCTCCACTGATAGCTTGTACAGCAGCAATGTACCCACTAAGGTCAATTCCTTCTAATGTAAACTCAAATGTAAATGCACAAGTAACTGGTGGATCATTATAAGCTCCTAGCCTAAAGCAACCATTCTTGCTCGGAATTGTTACTGATGCCTGATGCTGTGTAGGAACAACAGTTGAAACTGGGCAAACACATTCATACTCATCTCCGGTAAAAATCAGAGTTTCTGTAAGTGGATAGCCTGCATTACTTTTAAATGTATAAGTGTCATTACATGGCAGGTTATCAACTGTCCACTCAATTGTATATGAGCCTTCATTTTCAGTAAAAATAACTCCCGATAATAATGATTGTGATATTACCTGCTCAACTGTTAATGCAGAATCAGAAGCCCATGAAAGTTGAGTCAATCCAGATGATATCTCCTCATTACTACTATTAACAATGTAATATTTAAGATATGTAATATAAAAATCAACTGCTAAAAATGCTGTATCAGAAATTGACATCAGATAGGCTTCTACATCCTCGGCAGCAAGTGTGTAAGTGAATGTATGTGAACATAAATAGTTTAAGTCGGTGCAACTAATGTCTGCTGGTTTGGTTGCCGTTCCTATCTTTTGCACAAATGTGCCATCCTCGGTGAATAATCCAACATTGACTTGATCAAGCCCCGTAAGATTAGCGTCAGCTATGTTAAACTGCCATTGGTCACCAGGCTTGGCAGGCATAGGATAGAACTCATTAGAGACATAGCATCCAGAGCTGAACTCCACAAACTCAAAGTCATAAAAACTATCCCCATAAAGCCACCTACCTGCCTGGTTTGGCTCATACGGCAGTGGAGTTACTTCTGAATAGTTATTAATGAAGTTATAGATGCTAGGAGTTATTATATTAGTTACAAACCGCTGCCATAACCAGCTTGAACCATCTCTCCTGCCAACCAACGCAAATACTCGGTCAATAGAGTTTGAGTAATTAAACTGCACTCGTTCATAGGTGATGTAACTTGGATACTCCACACTTGAACCCCATCCATCAGGCAGAATTATATAGTTGTCGTATGTGGCATAAATAGAAGTAATGTAATCAGGATCATTTAATGAAGCCTGAACTATCCTATCCATTATGCTTATAATGTATTGATCATCACCAGTAAGTGCTGGCAATTCAAATTGTCTTCTATTCTGCCTTGGCAAGGTATCAGCAGGAAACCGATTTACCACTCCATCATCTAGCTTCCAATTTGCTCCTCTGGCTAATCCAGAAGTTGCTATTTGAATCGTAGAATTATACTGATATGTTATCGGAAAGATAGCTGACCCATTAAGATTAACACACTCTAGAGCCTCTTGAACCTTTAATTCTTCAGGTATTAGTGTAGTGTCAAATGATCCTGAATAAGCTCCAGGAGTAAAGCTACCTATTGAGCTAGTCAGTAATATTTGTGTTCCATTGGCTGCTGTTCCGCTGATGTAAAAAATCTGGCTAACATCTAATTTATAAAGTGAATCATCTTTTACCGAAATATCCCAGATAAAATCAGGACTGGTAAAAATCAAATTGCCCTCAACTTTAAAATTGCCATAGTAAGGCGATTCATTATACTGATTTACAATGTTAGTTACCTGAGTCTTTAGCTGTCCATAAGTGGTTGTGCCAATAATTGCAATACTAGGTAAGGCAGCATTTACTGCTGAGTAAACCTCATTGAGAAGGTCAGAAACAATCTGATTGTCGGGGTAAAACCCGGCATTCCATCCCTGATCAAATCGGTAAAATGAATTAGGATTTCCCATTTAAAGTATCAATTATCATTTGCCCGGATGTCTGAAGTACCCCATTGATAGTAACATCATTGGAAACTAAGGCATAAATGGAGTTATACTGATCATTGAAAAGGTGAATGTTTACCTGATTCTCATCAATCAACTCAACACTATCAAATGAGTATGCTACTTCACTTAATATAATAATGTCATTTTCTAAAATAAACTCAATCATATTGGATAAATATCAATTGCTAAACAATTTGAGACTTGTGTATTAGCTTGGTTTAGGAAACTTACCACAAAATACTGATTGACCGCCCAGTTAATATTACTATTGCCAAAGGCAGCACCTGCCTGAGTAAAGTCAGAGCCACCAACCGTTGATGCAATATATAAGGTGCTTGTTGATGATGCTATTGAGAAAGACCTTGTTGCAATGCCGCTCAAATTACCACTACTTATACTGACAAGTACAACCTGAACTCCTCCTATTGCCGCAGAAGTATTGATGTAACAATATAGACTTGCTCCTAAGGAGTTAGTAACAGTTCTGCTAAACTTTACTTCTGCCCTAAATCCGGTATTTGCAATGAATGTATTAGCCGGAATTAAAACAGATTGAGCAACAGTATTAGCAGTTGTACCAGTAACTGAGCCTAATGTATAATTACGCAAAAACTGAGGAACAACATAGCCCCCATTGCTTGCCCAATATAGATTTCCCGATCCATCTGTTGATAGTACATTAGTATTACTGCCAGAGGCATTTGGAAGTACCAGGTCTAAATTACTGGCTAATGTCGCAGGTGCTTTTATAGCGACATACTCTGTTCCTGCTCCAGATGGCTCAAGTAGTCTTATCTCTCCGGCACTTGCACCGTTTCCAAATGTCTTAATCCCTCCCAGGGTCTGCACTCCTGTGGTTATTAAGCCTCTTGCAGATGCAGAGGCATCTGGTATGTTAAAGGTGTGTGTATTGGTTGCACTACTGATTGTGAAGTCAGTACCACTTGTTCCGGTGGCAAAGGTCTGAACCTGGGCAGTAAGTCCATTAAGAGCAGTTAAACCTGTGCTTATTGTGGTAATCACTTGGCAAAGGTTATTGTCTTCCGTATGTAGGGTTATATTCCTGCCAGATGTAATCACATAAACTCTAACTGCAAGCCTATCTGTCAATGCCAAAGAAGTGGCCGGAACACTTATAGAAGTGAAGTACTGGTCTACCGTTGTGCCATTTGTAATGCCTTCTGGATTGGTACTTCCAGAGGCTATCAATGTTAGACTTGCACCATCATAGTTATATAATTCTGCATAAAATTGAGGACTTCCGCCTCCTGATGATGCAGAAAAGTAAAACTCAATGTTAAAGTTTCCTCCAGGTATGGCTAAAATATTAGGGTCTCCTGCATCGGTAATGAATGATGCAACATAACCATCACCTGATGCACTTGTTCGAATAAAGTTAGTTCCTCCTCCTAAAATCGGAGTCTTGCTCATCTGATAATATAAAGTTCCACTTATTGTCAGTTGAGTGACTGACCCATTAAGGTAATAACTTATTGAACTCCCTCCTCCGGTTACTTCAGGAAAGTTAGCAAGAGTGCCATCACCTCTCACATATTGACTTGCTAATCCTGCTCCAGTTACGGCTAATGTTCCTGATGTGATAATTGGGTTTCCAGAAACAGCAAAGGCAGATGGCATTGTAAGGTCTACTGATGTTACAGTACCTGAGCCTCCTCCTCCTCCTCCGGCAGCAGGAAAGTAACCTACTACTCTCCAATTACCTGAGCCTTCACTGATAATCATGCAAGAGTCGTTGGCAGCAGTGGTTATGTCAGCTCCTCCTGGTAATATTAGTGAAGTCGCATTATAGGTAAGAGTGTTTATGCCATCAAAGACCAGCACAAACCTTGCGCCTGCCGGACAGTTGCCAAATGATGCAATGCCATTGTAAGTTCCTGTAATGTGCAGGAAGTTTCCGGTGGCACTTGCCAGATTAACGCTGGCAGATGCTGCTAATCCGCTCCCCTCACACTCATAGATAGCATTCTCCAGAGTAGATTTATCCTTCTGAGTAAGGAATGAGGCTGTGCCATCATCTAACCACTGCCTAAGATCAGCAGGAGAAATGAGCTGCGAAGTGTTGTCCGGGAAATTGGTTGAGGTCAGAGCATTTAGCTGACTTCTGGTTGAATTAGTTGGCATTATCCACCGTTATCATATCCATCATCAAATCCAGCATCAAATGCTCCACCCGGTGCTGCTAGCAGGTTAGAGGTAAGCAATGTGAATTTGGTCGTACCTCCAGAAGCATCTTCCGGCTGATTGGTAGCCTCTGTGATAAAGCCCTCAATCATTAAACTGCCCGAAGTGAGCCTGACTTTCTGGTATTGCTCATCTTGGCTCAAAGTTAAGAAATCGCAGAGACTTTGTGGGTAAGTAAATGTCACCTCAATTGGTCTGAACAAATATTTCTTATAATCTGACTTTAAGATGGCTGCTGAGATGTTTGAGTTTTCAGCTATTGCTCCACTAGTAATTTCAATGCAGGCCTCCTTCTCATCATTTCCATTAATTGTGCTTGAGTAGGTCACCTGATATTGCCCGGATTGATAGCGCATTACTGGATTAGTAAGTCCATAAGTGTGCATGCCTAGCACCTTCCACCACCTACATGCAACCCTTGCCGGAGTGTGATAAATGTTGTATAAAGCACCAACCGGACTATTGCTTGCAGTAATCTGATTGCTGCTCATGGATGCCTTACCTGGTAGAATTGTTAATGCTCCGGTCTCTTCATAAAGACCATACTCAGTGTTCTCAACCTCCTCAAAGGTCAATGTATTGCGATTGAGCCAGATGATAAAGGTGTTGTAGTCATTAGGTCTGTCGGATGATCCAGAGTTGTCTTCGAAGAACTGCAGCTTCCTGCTCACCTCAATGGCATAGCCTTCGGCAATAATCTTAGAGCGAAGGTCAATCTTAGCTGATGAGTTCTCAGCCATTGCTCTGTTGCCTATGAAGTAGTTTCTATTCGTGTGAATTGCCCAGATACCAGCTGTATTAATGTTCTTCCATTTGTCATCATAGCCTATGATTACCTGGTTGGCTAATTTATCAACCTTGGCTGCCTGAGTTACTTCTTCTACATTTGGAAAGGTCTGGCTGACTGTGTTCTGATAAAAGTAGTCTCTTGTTTCTAGTCTAATCTTCCATTCTGAACCTGTCCACTCAAATGCCCAGCCAAGGCAGAAGATGCTGTCAAGAGACTCAAATATTGACTTAAATGATACCTCATAGTTAGTGTCACTCAGAGTCTCATTTTCAAATGTGCAGCCATTTACAATTTCCTCCGCAGTAGGAGCATTCCTGATGCGAAGGCCATTTGTGAGCGCATTGTTCCAGTAGCAGCCATCACCTTCCTCGCTAAAGGTGTCAGAAAGTAGCTTATTATTTGACCCGGTATAGATGTAAATGAGTCTCCTAATAAACTTTTCAATAGTTAGAGTAGTGGCAAAGGTGGCATAGTCAAAGTTGTTCTTCTCTGAAAACTTTAGACACATATCGGTTATATTATAAGCAATTGTAGCATTAATTGCAGGATCAGTAGGCTTGAAAGCTCCATTATCTCCCCAGTTTATCCTAATTGATATTCTGTCGTTTACAGCAAGAGTTATGCCTATTGGTAAAGTTCCAGACAATGACAAATCAAAAGCAACCATACCTCCACCTATTGTAGAAATTGGCGATTGCACCTCAGCAATTGGCACTAATAGATAAAACCTCGGGTCAAGTGGATAACCAGGATTATCCATTAAATATCCAATTTCGAATTTAATATTTGCTGTGTTGCCAACTCCTGAGTTAATAACAAACTCAAACTCACCCTTAATTGACGAATTAAAATCCATTGACCGAATGTAGTCTGAGTTATTCTTGAAAATCTGGATACTTGTCTGAGCATTGGCATCACCACCCATTGAGTCAAATGTGCTGCCATATTGATTTTTAAAGTCGCTGTTCTGCCAGTATAATGGTAAATATCTTGGCACTTGACTCCATGCATTTAGATTTAATTGCAATGTATTAGTAATGTCAGCCAAGTTCTGACCGCTACCAACAAGGTATAGCTCCTGCTTATGTAGTCTGGTGTTATCCCAAGTGCATGCACTGATTGTATTGCCATCAAGGTCAGTGGTAGTAGTTAGGTCAATGTCAATCTCCTGCCTGGCCTTGAACTTCTCCCTGAACTCGTCATCAATGATGCCAACAGTTATCTCCCAGCTGTCAGTGTCGCATACATTATGCTCCTCATAGATTGCCATGTTCAGAAATCCATCAAATTGATAAGGAGCATTGTTGTAGCCTACATCTGAGGTGATGGTTATGGCAATGGGCTGATTGATGAAGTACTGGTCATAGATGCCCTTGATATATCTAGCCCCTTTGTCATAGAACTTAACTTCGGTGCTGAATGGCTGATCTATGCCATGACTCTCCATGCGAATTGCCGTGAACTCAATCGCATCCCAGCCAATAGGCTCTTCAACCTCAATGCTGTCTAAGTAAAATTTCCAGTTTGCCATGTGACAAAGGTAAAAAGAAAAAACCCCTGCAAGGCAGAGGCTCTTTCATCTGATAAATCTAAACCAAAACACTATGACGCATCACTGCGAAATCTGTTATTTAATATCTTAGTTGTTCTTCGTGGAGTCCTGATGAACTTCTCAAAGCCTCGCTCATCCATGTTAAGCTGGGTGATTGGTAGGCCTTTCAGGATAGTGCCTAACTCACGAAGCTCACCTACCACCGGAGAGGCAGTCATGCTGCTGCTTCTGTTGGCATAATGATTAGCCAGGAATACCTCTCGCTTACTCAGCGCATGGTTAGGAATTACTTGTGCGCCCTTTGGAAGGTCTACCAAGGTAGCAGTAGGTGGAGTAAAGTACACCTTGCCAGACTCTGTAACAACCTTCTCAACTCCTCGCTCACCAACAATCGCTTTCCCCCCTTTGAATGGCTTGCCTTTAGTACCTTCTGCAAACTCAGGAACTGGCTGAGCTAACACAGCAGCAGTCTGAGCAGCTGCAAGAGCAGCAACTAAAGCAGCTAATGGTGGAGCTGACACTGCATACTTGATGATCTCCGGTGCTGCTGCAAAGGCTATTTGAGCAATCGACTGCAACTGCTGCGCTCTGAATTGTTGAGTCTTAATTTCTTTTTCTTTTTCCCTGAACTTAATAGTAGCCTCATCAATCTTCTGCTGATTGCCATCTGCTAGCCTGACCTCCTCGTCATAACGCTTCTGAAGCACCGATAACTCATTGTTAAGTGTGTTCTGATAGTAATCAAATGCTCCAGCAATTAAGGTCTGACCTATTTCTATGCCTTTTTGCGTCATGGCATTTTTCATCTCCTCTTTCCTCTGCCACTCTCTTAGTTCCCACTCATACTGCGCCTTGGTTTGATCCATTGATTTCTTCATCGCTCTGTCCTTGTCCTGCTGCATCTGCTTATAGTTTGCATCAGTTAAATTTCGCAGAGATTCAAGACCGGTTTTAGTAGTCAATAGTTCAGCATTTGATGCATCTTGAAAATCCTTGGCTGCTTTTTTCCGCTGTAAATTGCTAGCGTTTAATTCACTTTTGATTATATTAATTCTTTCATTTTTTGATTTTTCGCTGGCATCCTTTTCATTATTAATAAGCTCAATAAATCTATTGCTGTACTGCTTCCTTAACTGATAAACCTTTTCCTGGAATATCTTTTCAGCACCGAGTTCGCCATTTTTATCACCTCTAATTTGAGCCATTAAAACCAATTGTTGCTTTTCAAGCTCAAGCAATTTCATTCTGTAGTCAAACTCAGCTTTTAAATCCTTCTCATCAACTGGTTTGGGTGGAGGTGGAGTATTAACTATTACTCCAGCAATCTTTTCGTATATCTTTTCCTGCTCTTGTAATATGCTAATCTCCTTGGTAGCTGATTCTAGTCTAATCTTATCCTTAGTTAATCTTGCATCAATTTGCTTCAATTGAGCATTAGTGATTCTTTGGTCAATTTCTCCAAGCAATGCTCTAGCAGCTGATTGCCTGCTGATAAATACTCCTTGCTTAATGCTTATGTCAAGAATTTTCTGAGCTAGTTCAGATTCTGTCCTTCTGGCTGCAATCTGCTCATCAGTTGCTTGTTTAGCACCTGTTCCTCCTGCTGCCTTTTGAAGCGATGTGGCTATTCCGGCAGCTAAGTCATAAGCACCTTTTAAGAATGGGTTTAGCTTGTTACCTATTGCCAGAATTAGTTGGTCAATGGATGAATTAAACCTGTTCTGGCTGGCTGCAAGTGTAGTAACTTGATCATTACCTTTTCCAAATGTGTTTTCAAGCTCAGTGGCGAACTTAGGTAAGAAGTCAGCAGCAAGCACCTGACCTTTCTGAAGCATCTTATTTAGCTCTCCTGTGGTTACTCCCATAGCCTTAGCAGCTATGCCAAATGCTCCAACAAGTCGCTCACCAAGCTGACCTCTAAGTTCTTCGGCCTGCACATTGCCTTTGGACATCATTTGTCCAAGAGCCAGAAATGCGCCTTTAGTGTCCTCTGCAGACAATCCCATGACTTGTGCTGCTTTGGCTACTGCTGCAAATTGTCTATTGGTTTCGTCACTACTTTGCCCGGCTAAATTAGCAGCAGAGGCAAAGGTCTTGTACCCTTCAACTGCTCCTTTTAAGTCAAGACCTAATTTACTTGCAGTCTCTCTAATAAACTCAAAATTCTTATTTCCACTTTCAACTGACCCAGATGCAAAGTCAATTGCTTTTTTCATTGATTCAAACTTGATCGTGGTTTCAATTACTGCTTGACCAAATTCAACTATTTTTGAAGCAGCAAAAATTCCAGCTAATGTAGCTCCAGCTTTGCCAGCAATAGCTTGAAATTGTGACATGCCACCTCCAGCCTGCTGAGTAGTTTCTTTGACATTTTTGAGGCTACTATTTAGGTTGTCGGTGGCTTTTTTTAATTCATCTTGAGCAGATTTAAGTTGCTTAACTTTAGTTGAGTAATCAGCATTGGTAGAATTTGTATTTTTTACTTCAGCATTTAATCTTCTAACCTTAGCCTCTAAATCAGCAATACTACCTGCTGCTGCTTTGGTTGGAGGAATCATTTTTTCCGTTGATTCCTTGCCTTCTTTTCCTGTTTCTTTAAATCTGTCCTTTAGTTTTCCCAGTTCAGCAAGTAATGCTCTCTCTTCGGCTGTCAATTTATCAAACTGAGTTGTAGCAGCTTGTAATTGGCTCAGGTCAATGTCATACCTGATCTTGATGTCATTTGTTGAAATAGTTGCCATGCCCCAAAGATAGCAATTAAAAAAGCCACCGGAATCCAGTGGCTCTTTACATGTTTCACCAATTATGGCCTATCTTTTCTTTCGCTTCTGATCCGCAAGATAACTACTTACAATTAAGTAGTACTCGTAAATTGGCCTTTCGACCAGGAATTTAATTCGCTCAGGATCTCCATTTGCAACTCTATACTGCTCATCAAATCGCTGCCTATGCTGTCTGGTGATTGCAGTCCAATAATGTGCTTCAGGCTGTTTAGGTTTTGCAGAGTTTCGGCCTGCAAATAGTTCGGGAAATTCGTGCTGTACTCTGTCAAAGAGGGCAGATAAGCGTACTCCGGCAGATTCAAAAAAAAACCTTGGACATCATTATGCTTCATCCAATGCTCCAGCTTGGACTTGTTGTATGGGTACTGGTAATCAAGTGGGTTCTCCTGCTCGTCAAAGTACACCACAGTTGCCAGCTTCATCTGCCTGACCAGACTAACCGATAAGTCCATCTGCTCCTTTAGCCTAGATGCCAGCACACCAATCTCATATAGCTTTTTCTCATCCTTCTTCTTCTTATCCATGAGTAGGTTGATTAGGCCATTGTTCCAGCCTCTCAGATAGTCAGGGTTGATTTGCCATAACTCTTCGGTAAAGATGTCTCTGGCTGCTACTGCCCTCTGGAATGGTACATTGACCTCTGCTGTGAACTTGAAGTAATTGATGCCTCCAGAAGTGAAGGCAAACTCAATCTGATCCCAACGGTCTTTTGGTGCTACACCCCGGTAAAGTACTCTGCCTGCTTGTTCTTGTAGAGCAGTTTCTTCTGCCACCTGTTGAACAGAAGCAGGCACAGGTGATTTGCGCCTAAAAAGATTAAACATAAGTGAATTGGATAGCTAAAGATAAAGTAAGAGATGAGCAGGAACTGCCAAGCTCCTGAGCAGATTGGACACTCACCCAGAGGCTTAGCCAGGTAAGTTGGGAGTTTCTGAATCTGCGAGAGATACCACTGCCCAAGTGGGTGATCCTCCAGCAAGTAGTCCATAAACAAAGAGAAGGTCGCACTGCTCGCTGCTACTAAGAGCAACAACAGCAGGTTCTGAATCGTGTGGGAGTTCAATAAGGCAGCAGCCTCTGCGCTTGCCTCCACAGCTTGCATCAATATCATAGTTCTGGTTGGTCATTATTTATAGGATTAATAATTGCTATCACGGTCTCCTGATTGCTCACTACCTGCGTAAAGGTCAGGCAGATGCTGTCGTACTCCTTGCCATCAATGGCAGTAAATGTAATTACTTTGTTATTATCAGGATTGACAAAGTTTAGGCTGTACTGCCCACCATAAGGATTGAAGAAGCCAACTGGCAATGCTTCTAGGTCAATCTCAACAAAGCCATCGCCAGCTACATTCAGAAGCTGCTGTCCTTGGACATTCACTCCTGGCTTGGTGACATTGACTAAGATGCCTGACTCATAACTGCCAAATGGAGCATAGACATAGACCGCTGCTGGGCAGCTTGCCAATGGCTGGCAAATGGTGAAGCAGTTATTGCAGCATTGAGCCATACTTTTCCAGATTGAAATTTGAAGTTATCTCTGCAAAGTTAGAGAAAATAAAATACCTGAAGGCATCTAGAGCATGAGACTTGTCCGGGTTCTTGTTCTTCCAGGCATCTAGGCTGCCCTGCCTATCTACCTTGGCCTCCTTGAGGTCTGTAACCAGCTCCTCACACCGCTTGCCACTTATCTGCACCTTGGCCTTCTGAAGCACAAGGATAGTCACCAGCCTGCTGGCTATGTGGCTAGGGTTTGATTTAGCCACCTGAAGCTGCATGTCATTCACCTGAAGGTAGTTCTTAATCAGGGCATAGGCACTGATGTTGTCCTGAGTAAAGGCATTGCGAGAAGCACCGGAGGCATCACCATTGATGATGTATGTCATGCCTGGGAACTCTTGCCGGATGGTTTGGCAGAGGGCAGCAAGATCACCTACTCGGTAGACCTTGATGACATTGATAGTGGCATAATAGATGCCCTCCTCAGAGTTCTTTATGTACTGACTCACCACGCAGGTGTTGGTTACATTGAAGTCAAAGGCTAAGTAAAGGTTATGCACCGGAGAGGCCTTGATGTAGCCATCATAAACATGCTTGCTGTACTCAAAGCTGGTGGCAAAAAGTGACTCCCTATCCCAAATGCCCCACTGCCCAAGGGCATAGACCTCGTAATAAGTCTGGCTGACTGACTTGAGTGCCTCCATCCTGGTCACATACTCATCATCCAGAAAGTCAATGGCATCCTTGTAAGTGCCATGCAGCCGGAGAACTTGGTTTTGCTCCTTGGCTGGCACATCATCAAAGAACCGCTTCTTAATCCAGTGGCTATCTGAGACCGGATTGAATGTGAGAAAGAATCGCTTTGGATGCTCTGACTTACCCCTCAGTCGGAGAGTTATCTGGGTGAAGTCTTCCAAGGTCAGCTCAGTGGCTTCCTCAATCCAAATGTACTTTGCCTGGCTCAATGACTTGAGCTTCTCAGGATCATCACAACCTAGAAACACAATCTTATTTGTGCCTGATTGCAGCTCCATGTAGCCAGTCTTGGCCTTGATGAGCTTATCTAGCCCCCATTGGCTAATCTTATTGCGGAAGTCAGCAAAAACTGAGTTCCGGATGGTAGCAGCTACTTTGCGGATCACAAAGAAGGTCTGAAATTGGTTAGCCTTGTTGTCGCATATTTCAGCCAGGAACAGCTGAATCATGGTCTGGCTCTTGCCACTTCCAGCACCGCCCCAGAGTATGTTGTAGGTCTTTGGGTCTGTAACTGCTTCTAAGTACTTCTCCTGCCAAAGGTCAGGACTTGAGAGATCAACCTTCGGCATCAGCCTCTTTCTCTGCTCCCTTCTTGTTAGGCCTTGGCTTAATGACCTCCACCACTTGCATATTGACCTGCTCCTGGTTCATTAGGCCTAAATCTCTGGCAATGATGTTGTGATTAAATAGGCCACTTGCAGCCCCTTCCAGCTTGCTGGTGTAGATGGCCTGCTCTATGCGTGTAAAGACACTACCGAAGTCTTTTGATTTAGTCTTATACTCTGATAGCTTAGTCCAGCAGGAGAAGCCACAAGCCAGTGCAAAGCCCTCCTTGGTGAGCAATCTTTTCTTTGGCAGATTGACCTCTGTGGCATCCTTGCCTCTAAAGTCCACCTCAATCAACGGAGTTTCTTCTGCCCACTGAACATACTGGACAAAATTCTCCCAGATTTCTTCAGGAGTTTTGAATCTGCCATCTAGCCCATGCTTAAGCCTGAGCATCCAACATTGATTTCCTTTCGGTGCTGCCATAAATTGTACCGGGCTAATGCCCCTTGTTTTGTGGTTGATTATTTTTTCTTTGCTGCCTTCTTAGCCTTCTTAGCCACAGACAAAGCAATGGCTACTGCCTGCTTCTGAGGCTTGCCTGCTTTCATCTCTGTCTTGATGTTGGAGCTAACTGTCTTAGCTGAGTAACCTTTCTTGAGTGGCATGTCAAACTTGTTTTCGCAAAGATAAATATTTAAAAATTGCCTGATACATGTCTCTCTGATTTTGCCAGCGAGTCATGTGCCTGGTGTAACCACCTTGCTCAATCTTGGCATCCAGCTGCTTGATTTTCCGCATGAGCCATTCCATGCAGTCTTGATAATTGAAATTATTAGGAATATGTTGATAATGCATAGTGCTTGAGTAAGTGCCAATTGCTTCCCAGGTATCGGGCAGTTGGCTCAGGTGAATGGCATTAATTTCAATCATGGTAGTCTCTGATCCGCATTAGTGGGGCATCGAATCGCAAAGGTATTATTCCGGTGCTACCGGAGCGCATTTTTACCTGATCAATCAGGCATAGGCCATCATTTGGCAACTCCTGGTTTCCAAGTTTAAAAGTGCTGTGTTTGTCAAAGTAGTACTCAGGCCTCATCATCATCCAGATAACATCGGCATCCTGCTCAACAGAGCCAGACTCACGGAGGTCTGACATAATTGGCATCTTGTCGCTGCGCTCCTCAACCCTACGGCTAAGCTGGCTTAGTGCTATGATTGGCATTTGCAGGTCTTTTGCTAGTAATTTTAATCCTCTACTTATTTCCGACACTACATTAACCCGGTTAGTCTCCTTTGGATTTACGGAGTTGATTAATCCAATGTAGTCTATGAATATGACCTTTATGCCATACTTGTTTTTCCAGATGGTAGCCTTTGCCTTGATGCTGCTGATGTTTAGGTTTCCTTCATCGTGAATCCTGATGTTCCATTGCTTCATCCGGTTAATGCCATCAAGTAGTGCTGTCTTGTCAAGTGGCGATAAATCACCCTGCTTGATCTTGAAGGCATAAACCTGAGACTCCTGACTGGCTATGCGCTGGACAAGTTCGTGCTTGGTCATCTCAAGGCTGAATAGGCCACAGCCTATGCCTTGCTTGGCTAGGTTTCGCATGAAGCTAACTACTAAAGCCGTCTTACCCTGCCCTGGTCTAGCACCGACAATTGTAAGCTCACCATCCACAAACCCACCGCACAGATGGTCAAGGCTTTTTATGCCAGTAGAGTAGCCTGATATTTCACCGTTTGCTTTGTTCAGGAATATCTTAGCTGACTTGTCAAGCTGGTTGGCAAAGGAGTCATCTGATTTGCTCACTTGCTGGCTGAGTAAGTTATCAAGTTGATGCTGGAGTTTGACTATGTAGTCAAATATGTCACCGGATTCTGAATTGGCAGCAGCAAACAGGTCTGATGCCACAAAATAGGCCTTTGCCTTTAGGTAATGCTCAATGAGCAATCGGCAGTGTGACTCTATATGACCAGGGTTTTTAAGTGAGGCAAAAACCTTGGCAATGTAAGCTACTCCTCCAGCCTCCTTGATCATGCTGGACTTTTTAATGGTTGCCACTGTTGTCTCTAGGCTGACAGGCTCTCCGGCATCTTGCAGGGCTTGGATGGCCTGTGCTATTACCTTGTGTTTAGCAATTTGAAATACCTCAATGTTTGGCAGGATGGTAAAAGCAGTTAGCCTCTCATCATCATGCAGCATCATTGCGGAAAGCACTTGTGCTTCCAGTTGTTCATTTTCGAATGTCATAGTGTTTACTGATTAGGTTTGTAAGATTCGTGAAATTTTCGGCTTACTCCTGGCGGTGGATCGGGCGGAACGAATTGGTTTGTCATATTTTGGTTTTTACCGAACCAATTAGTTTTAATTGTGCGCTTCCAGTCCTTTACTTTTTTACCATGACTATTTGTCCAATTATGATCAGCATAGTGATGATAGCACCTTGGTAGATTATTTAGACTCTCATTGTTTTCAAGAAAGAAGGCTTCTACCTCCTCATAAGTTGGAGGAATAAATTTTTTGCTCTCTTTCTTAAGTTCATTAGTTACTAAGTTATTTAGTTCTACTATGTGGGGCAGTGCTTCATGCTGTGCTTTAGTCAGTGCTTCTGTCAGTGCTTCAGTATCTGCTTTGGTATTTTTGCCCCAAGCAACTACAACAGCTTGATGCTGATTTATTGCTTCCTGAACTATCCTTATGAACCCAAATTCAACCAAATCTTTAAGGCACTTTGAATAAGTTTTGTAATTTTTTATTCCGGTTGCCTCCATCGTTATGGCAGATGGTAACCCAAATTTTTCTTTTTGGCTCAACTTGTTCCAATGGTAAACCAAGTAGAAATAAAGCTCAGTATGAGAATGTGAAACTTTATCCGGATGCTGAAATCTAAATTCAAACCAAGCATCTGTTAATTGATAGCCATTCATAGATATATTCCACTATCAAGTAAAATTTGTTCAACTGAAGGTATATCTAAGAAATTATCATAAATACCTTCTGCAACAAGAACTTCATCTAACCACACCATAACTTTGACATTATTAAGTTGTGGACTGTAACTGATGTCAATTTTTAATTCATTAAAAACTAAATGCATAAAAATAAAAAATCCTTTGTTCGCCGTTCGGGGTAGGAGACCCTACTAAGCGGACAAAGGACATTAAAGAATTTGAAACACGCTGCTCCTACCCAGCGGCCTTTCGGCATTACAAACTTAACTACTTTTCTTGAAAAGCATTAATGTGATCAAAAAATTTCTGCACCTGCTCCTCATTCATATCAAAAATCTGCCAGACCAGGTCTACCACAGCTGAGTTAATGGCATCTTCAGCCTCAGCCATTTCATCACCTAGCTGAACCTTCAAGAACTTCTCAAACTGAGTAGCCTCATGAAGCAACCTATTGAAGTGCATCTTGACATCATGCCGGAGCTGCTTGTCTGAGTGCTTAATGACATATCCAGTCTCAAGAACTCCCCTGATGAAGCAGGTGAACTTAGTGAAGTCTCTCATGACCGTACTGCCCAAAAGAAAAGCACCGACATAGCAATTGAGAAAATGCCAAGGACTATGGCAATGGTCATCCAGGTCTCATGATGCCTTCTTGATAGACAAAAAGCATCATCCATCCTACGGTGCTGATCCTGCCAGAACTCAACTACATTCTTGAGTTCTTGTACCTCTACTCTTAGGTCTGCAGATGCCTCCTTATGGTAGTCTCTGCTTCTCCGGTGATTGTCTGCATGCCTCTTGCATTCAGCTAGTTTGGCATTGAGTGCTTCGATTTCTTCCATGTTTTGATTTATTTTTTTGCAAATAAATTACAGAACAATCGAGACTACCAAATTTTTTAAATAAAAACCATGAGTGACTGCTTGAACCACCAGAGGCTGGCAGACTTTCGAAGTTCATCAGTGAAGTGTGGCAAGTATAGCAGGCCTTTAGACTCTAGTTTATCAATGATGTAGTCATTGCTCCTGCAATTGACATGACCATCACCATCCTGCCCAGGTATGCCCCAACTAATGATGTAAATAGGATCATCCGATTCTCTGCCATGCCGGAGTAGGTTGTCAATGAATACATCCTCGCAATCGGCAGGTATGTGTTCTCCCACCTCCAGGCTAAGTACACACTTAAAGTACTTCTTCAAGTCAAATGGCTGGCTGAGGTCTTTCACTTGCCCGATGCCACCTGTTAGCTGCTCAGTGTATGGATTGCCATCATAAGCCTCCACTACAATTTTATGCCTCTTAAAGAATCTGGCATACTCGCCAGTGCCACAACCAAAGTCTACCAGAGTGTCGCACTTCCTGCGCCTGAGTAGTTTTAAAATAGCTCCTGCTAGTTTGCTATCATGTGCATGGCCTTCTCTTGTTGGATTCTCCCAGAATCCGTTTTCATTTATCTTCATAGTAATAATCAATTATACTAATTACTTCATCTAGCGACCAGGAGACCACTACCAGCCAATTAGACTGCACCAGTTTATCTATAATGTCCAGCTGCTGCTCTGATGGCTTATTGTAACCTACCTTCAGTTCGATTGCCAAACCGGAATAGCCTTTACGCTGGTCTAGGATTAGGCAGTCCGGGATGCCAGCCTTTACTCCCATAGTCTTTAGCTTGCTTGCCTCTATTGCATTCCTGCTGCCTCCATTGGGGCAGTGAAACCAGAATGCTCCGATGGTGTCCAGATACTTGGCAACTGCTTTCTGCAAGTTGTCTTCAGTTCCTACATATTTTTTGAAGTCTGGATTTGGTTTGATCACCTGGGGCAATGCCATGTCAAAAAAAAAGCCGGGCATAAATAGTTTTGCACTTACTTTTGCAAACCTAAACCAAATGGAACTATGGACTGCTTAAAAATTTCAGATTTCTGCCGGAAGTATAAGTTGCCTCCGCACCGCTTTACCAGGTATAAAAGGCTATTTCACACTAAGACAGTTGAAGGCTACAAATATCCTTGGGTCAAGGTGGATGAGTGGAACTTGGCAATGGTTGAGGACATACTCAAACACACAGGCACTCGCAGAAAGAAGCTCAGACTTACGCTGGATGACTTCTGCGCTAAGCATGGACTAACTGATCAACACTTTAAAAAGGTGTGCCACCGGATGACTTTGGAGGAGCTTAATGGTGAGATAATGGTGGTGGATAGTAAGGTTAATTATGCCCTCCTGAAGTACGGAAGGCTGATTCGAAAAAAAAGTTGAAATATTTTTGCAAATAATTTTGCAGATATAATTTCAGCTATTATGTTTGCCTCAAGTTTAACGATTACCAATAACAATTATGAAAGCAACAGCAAAAGGATTCGAATTCGTAGCCATCAACGGCAAAACTCCAGTAGTAGCTAAAGAGTCAGAGAAAGCAATTCAACTTACTATCACTTTATGGTCAGCTAATGGTCACTCAGCAATAGTAAGTGAGCAGTGGTTTCCAAAGTCAGTTATCCAGGAGAAGGATGGCAACTACTTAGTAGCATCATGGTTTGCCAACAAGCACTGGGCAGATCGCTCGCTCAAGTTCAAGCCTAACTATGATTGGACTAATGTTCACGGTCTTAATTTCTAATTCTAACCAATAAATATTTACTAACATGAATTACTTCACTCCAATGTCAGCAGCTTACAATCAAGCAACAGACACACTCATTGTTCACTTTATCGGCAATGACAAGCAGCACTACCCAAATCGTGAGGAAGCCGAGAAAGCATTAGGTTTCCCATGTGATTACTCAGCATCTGACTATAAGACCTTTCGCAAGTCAGGCACAACTATCATTCGTCTGGATTTAGGTGGTCACATTATCAATGCCAAATAATATGAAAGACTTTCCGCAAATGCCCCTAAAGGATCAGGTTATCCTTTTCGCAAAACTCTTCGCAGTATGGGCAATCTGCGCTATCATTTACGCACTTTAATTTTTATTCAATTTATAAACCAAACAGATTATGGCAATCATCGCTAAATCAACCGGAGAAAGCACTCAGAGAGAGCTTATCCCTGCTGGCACTTATGTAGCCAGATGTTATTCAGTTGTTCACCTAGGCCATGTTACGCAGAAGTACATGGGCGAGGAGAAAGTAGTAGACCTGGTCAGGTTTACTTGGGAACTACCCACCGAACTCCGGTGCTTTAACCAGGACAAGGGCATGCAGCCTTGCGCAATTAGCAAGGAGATGACACTGAGCCTGAATGAGAAGTCAAACCTGCGACAGCTTCTTAACAGCTGGAGAGGCAAGGCACTCACGGAGAAGGAGGCAGAATCATTTGACCTTGCCAGGCTTATAGGTCAGCCATGCATGATTAATCTCATTCATCAGCCTAGCAAGACTAACCCTGAGAAGGTCTATGAGCGAATTGCTGCTGTTATGCCTATGATGAAGGGCATGACATGCCCTCCGCAGCATAACCCTAGCATGGAGTTCAGTGTGCTTGAATTTGACCGCACTAAGTTTGAGACTTTGCCAGCTTTCCTCCAGGAGATGATCACCGGAAGCACCGAGTACAAGGCAATGATGAGTAAGCCTATGGCACAACCGACACAAGTGGCACAAACTCTTACTCCGGCTCAGCAGCAGGAGATGCTCTATGCACAACATCAGCAGCAAGTGGCTGCCCAGGTTCAAGATGCGTTTGATGATGTTCCTTTTTAAGTCATGGCAACACTCTGGCAACTAACACAAGAAGAACTCTCCTTCATCGCATTGATGGAGGAGAACGGTGGCGAGGTCAATGATGAAATCATGGAGGAGCTTGCCATCAGGAAGGAGAACTTTCAAGCCAAGGCTGAGGCCTATGCCAAGTTTATCCTGAAACTGGAATCTGAGGCTGATCAAGCTGCTGCTGAGATTAAACGCATACAGGCATTGAAGAAGGCTAAGGAGAACACCGCAGATAGGCTCAGAGAGACTTTACTCAATGCCCTGATGATATTTACTCAGGAAGATGCTAAAGGCATCAGACGCTTTGAGACACCACTTGCCAAGATCAGCACTCGTAAGAGTCAGGCAGTGGAAGTGCTTGATGAGAAGTCTATTCCTCCGGCATTTTTCATAGTCAAGAAGGAAGTCTGGAAGTCTGAAATTAGCAAGGCCATCAAGGATGGT